TGTGAGTATGACTTCATTGTGAAGTAATGAATAATAGCAATTATATAATAATTCTATTAAAAGGTAAATATTTATTTTAATAGAATTTAATAAGGGTTAATAATACTAAATTAATCAAAAGCATCAGGATCAGAGTACATAGAAAGTAGATCTTTTCTACATTTTTCAACTAAATCAATCTTATCTTGTTCTACAGAATTAAGAAATCTTTTAGCTTCTATATATTGCTCAAAATCAGGATATTTCGATGATTTAATGTATCTTTTCATATATAACTCCTCAAATAATATCAACTTCAGCTAAGAGTGCTTTGTAAATATCTTCTTTACCCAGAATATTAAATTTCTTATTACGAATTTCAACCTGTTTACCAGAAGGTAAATCTACTATAATCGCTTCTGAGTCATAGTCATAAAATTCGTTAAGATAATTATACACGGTGTCTACTGCTTCATCAAGAGTATTTACAGAAACTTGTGTACCTCTAACTAATTCATAGACATCTTCATCATCGTTCCAAATATAGCCACCAATAATATAATTGCCAGAATTATCATTTATATTAAACGTAGGACCGAGCATATTTGCTTTAATATATCTTATCATATTGATAACCCCTCTTAACTATGTTTAAAGATCTAAGCCAGAAAATCCACCATTAGGATATATATTATCAAACCAGCTATCGGGGTCAAATTCTAATATGGTACCCGCACTTAAATTACGGAACTCGATATAATATCCTGAATTAGCATATTCATTAACTATATCATCTACCTCAGACAGGGTATCAGCCCAGGCATCTGCAGCTAACCCTCTTCTAGCCTCGTCATAATAGCCTCTAACCAAATAGTTATATTCATCATTTTTAAATCTATAAGAAGGAGTAGAATCTGTAGAGATATCAGTTTCACAATAAATATCGCAGGACGCTAAATTATATAAAGTATCACTTAAATCAGAAATAATATAGTCTAATGATAATGACTCATCTCGAAGCATTTCCATATAATGACAATAGATATCTTTATCAATTGATAGAAGAGAACCTATTGCTCTAGATAGTTCTTCGAAGGATGTGCAATCAAGAACTCTTTTAGCGAGGGATTTAAGATCTTTAGAGGAGACAGATGCGTCTATTTTAGTAGTTGCAACAATATCTTCACAAGGGACTACATCGTCCCCATCATCAGTTTGACAATACCCGATTCTATCTAAATAATAATTAATATCTGTCTCATAGGGGATATCGTAATCATCCATTTCATCAGTGGATAGAAATCTATCTAACCAGACCGCGGTATAATAATTCGGTAAATCCTTCCATTTAAGAATTTGTACACCACGAGGAAGTGCTCCAGGACCTACCCCATGTTTAAGTATATATAAATAACCGGTCATGTGAGCCGCCTTAAATGGTATAGCCTCGTCTTTCTAACTCAGCGATTAACTCCTCATCACTAATATTGGATAATTTGTTAGAAGTAGTATCTTTGTATGCTATAAGATAATACTCGTTCCCAAAGCCATCAGTGAACGCTAATCTGGTATATTTAGCATTATCGTTATCAATACGTAATCGATAATTATATAGCTGATAAGAATTAGCAGTATTTAGCAACTCTTGAGTAGATTGACAATCCTGCACCGCCTCAGAAAATAAATACTGATCTGAAAATTCATTACTTAAAGCATATGGGGTACCGCGCCTATTTGTTAAAGCTAATTTCCCAGAATACATAATTAAATCTCCTTACAATAAAATATTGATATAATAAAAGGTCATTTGTCCTCATTCTTAGTTTGCTTAAGTCTTAGCTGATAACGAATTTTATGCATCTTCGAGGTGTTTTTTAAAATCTCTTTAAGTCTCCCTAAATGTTTTCTAGAAATAGTAGATGTAGTATACGTATCATCATTCCAAAAAGGGTGATTTTCAAAGGGCTCAAAATACTTACAATCGTAATCTAAGCAACTATGTTGACTCACTGCTTCTACGGTCATATACCCTTTATGCTCCTCTCGATGACAATAACCTATATAAGACTTATTTTTAGACCTGCGTCTAGTAATTTGAGCACTATGCTTATGCGGTTTCTTCTTAGCCATAATTTAACCTCCTTTCTTCATATTAAATTATAATATAAATTTTAACGATCATCGTTATTTTAAATGATTAGGAGGGTAGAACATGAGGCAAGTTAGCATATAAATTGAATTTGAAACATCTAAAGTCCCTAAACGATGACTTCCTTACTGGTGCATCACTATTAGAGAAAGAGGTTGAAAATTTATCTCATAATTAAAGGGGAGCAGGATTCGATACCTACTCCCCTATATAGACTACTTTTTAAGAATTACTGAAAATCCTCAGGCTTAAGATATATTGCTCTAGAAATTACGAAAGTAACTCCGACCTCAACGAGATCGCCGCTCTGATTCATCGAGCCGTTCTTAAGATCTTTAATCCAGGTGCCCGGACATTTAATAACGTCTCTGGTGTTCCCCTGCCCATCATATTTTATAAAATAGACCTGCCTCATATACTGGCTAGGTAATCCCATTTTCTCAGTTGTAGGATCATAGATCTGACGTCTCCAGTCTCTGAGCGCCTCTAATACATTAGGGCTTGTGTAACACTGAAGTGTCCAGTTAAGATCACTGTAATCTACCTTATTAGGGAATTTAATAAGGCCATTACCATAATGTACAGTAATCGAATCCTGATTCTCTTCTACTTCACCTACTTCTTTAGTGGATAGAGTTAAAAGATCTGAAAATTCTGCAGGACTAGATCCATCCATGTTGTAAATACGTATCTCAAAGTTCTGTTGCATTAGAGGAACATAATTATCAATACCCAACATGTGGTTAGTTCCCATTGCCAAAGGTGTAAACATCTTTTTACATCTCCTCCTATATTTTAGTTTGATATATCTAATTAAGGTATATAGGACCTTAAATTAAAAATAATATAAAAATTCAAAAAGTATTAGTACGGTGATTCTATGTTTAATCAAAAAGCTATAAATACTATATACAATATATATGGAAAATCTAATATTAGACAGTGCGAAGAATATGTAAATATTTCTAGACCTGATAAGTCATCTGATGTATATAAAGAATTTGAATTTCAGATTAATAATAAAGTAAATAGAGCAATGACATGGCTATCTAATCGAAATATAGAATATGTATGGAATTATAGAGTAGATAGTCATTTATATAGATTATATCTGCCATGTAAAGATCTTTTATTGGATTTCGAATACTACCCCGTTGTAAATCCTAACTATAACTATATAAGAATTACATTTAAGGACGATATTATTAATGTATTAATATCAATATTCCCGGAACATATATTTGATACTAAAGAAATGACGGTATGGAAGCTTACTCAGAAAGCTAGTAATAGATTTTTAAAAGACAATAACAAATCTCCAATATATGATGAAAAAGCATTAAGGCTAGCCTTAGTCAAAGACGATATAATATATCAAAGTATAATACTCAAAAACCAAAATATAGTTAGTAATGTCACTAAAAGTAATTGTCAAGTAGCCTACGGGTCACTTATATTATTTAGATATTTAAATGAAGTATTTGAAATTCCTGAATTCTATATAAAGACTAATTTAGATAATTCATATATAAATACTTTATATCAATTACTAAATCTACCCATAACAACTAAGTCCGCTAAAAAGAAAATTTGGTGGTCTTCTAAGCAAACTAAATGGCATATAGCTCAAAATAAAATTCACAACTATATGCCATTCTATTTTACCGAAACAATTAAATATTGCTATTCCAAGTAGTGATCACTGCTTAGGCTCTACTTCAGGTAAGCCAGCAATAGATGTGAGTAACGACAATATGCCTGCTAATACTGATGCACTTAATACGATTGGCCAATTTACGTCTTCGATAAGAGCAGAAGTTCCAATTGTAGCAATAGCAGTTTGTGCTACAGTTTTAATCGCACGAATTGCAGCAGCTTTCCACCAATTCTGATTAATAAGGTTCTTAGTCATAATCTAATCCTCACTTTCATAGATTTATATGTTATATGCATCAAAGGTTGTTAGAACCTGTAGGAGGCTCTATTTTTATATCATCTGAAAGAATAGAGCGTTGAAGATGTTGCGGAACATAAGTTAAGTATACACAACCCTCAGTATTTAGATGAATAGTAGACTGATACAACGCTCCACTACTGATATAATCAAAACTACCAGATTCACGCTTAACTCCGTAATCCATGTCTACAGAAACCCCGAATCTTATTCGTCTATCAGATTCATAAGGAAGTCTAATAGTCAAAAAATACATAAAGTAGTATTTAAAGAATAATTCTCGAGCAAGTTCATCTGTATCCGCAACATTAGTGGAAAGTATTCTTAATGTATAACTTAAATTTATAGGTAAAGATCTTTCTTTATATAATGTATTAGTTTTATTATCAAATGCAGCAGGGAAGCCTTTCTGAGCTCTAGAAAAATTAAAGAGATTAGTATTAATAGACATATCCTCATCTCTATTTAATAAAATTAACGGATAAGTAATTGTATCTTCCTGTATTTGAGCTAAGATACCTGGATAATTATCAGCGTCAGTCAAGAATACATTAGGATTAGCGTTATTAGCATTAATAGATTTCTTTATATCATCGATTATAGCATTGTCATAAACGTAAAGCATTCTCTATCTCCTAATCACTCTTCTGCGGATTCAATAATCTCCTCGATATCATCTAAATCTGCAGACCACCCCTCCGGGCCACCAGGTCTCTTAGATATCCAAATAGACTTACCGTCTATACTTACCACATAGAATACACCACCGTTATAGAGTCTAACCTTATCGCCCTCTTTTACTGAATATATTAGATCCTCATGAGCTTTAGCTCTAATATCTTCCTCTCTTTCTTCGCATACTTCTCTAAATGGAAGGCATTCTTGCGGAGACATGAGGTCAAGTAATTCATCTAATACTTGCTCATCTACAGCTAGATCATAAAGATCTTCTAGATATCCGTCATAGGTTCTACAAGTAGAAATAAAATTGGGGATACCGAGATCTTTAGTTACAGAATTTTCGCCTTTATATATAGAGCATTCAGCAAATCCTTCAATTGCAGCGCATATACTGCAAATTGTTTCATAAATTTCAAACGTTTTATGCATAATGTATCTCCTTATAAATTTAATGTTTAAGCTCAACTACGTCCCTAACTTCACTTATCTCCAGGTCTACCATCATCAATATAATCACTTCTATAATCATATTTATTCTTTAAGAAATGAGTAGACTGGTTAAAAGTATTAGATATTTCTTTTCTAGTTCTTCCTGTAATGGGCTGCCCATTAGCTATAGGTACTACCTGACATATAAGATGATCAGGAGCCATCATATCATAAGTAATCTCGGTAACTCTAAATTTTCTTTCAGTAAGCTCAGAATATAGACCTGACATAGAAAATATGCTATCCTTCTGAACTTTAGGTAGATCCCAACTACAATGCACTAAGAAGGGTAGATCTTTATCTCCATCTACTACCCAGCCATATCGCTTAAATGTCTTCACCTTAGGGTTTCCATCAAAGAAAATATGAGTGTCCATAGGTTCGGAGTAAGAATCTATATCGGATTCACCTTGCTCATTAGCTTTAGCTATATTAGGGAATTGATATGTACAAGGTATGCCTTGCATAGAAAGAGCTTCATTATATCTCTTCCTCATTAATAATATATCTGCACCTATTAAGTGATTACTCATCATGAATTATCCCCTTCAGAAGATTCATAACTATTATCCCTAATAATATCATCTATATTAGCTACATAAGTCAGCCATGTCCAATCGAATTGGGATGTCTGGCTTATGTAAGTTAAATTTATAGCTCCACCATTATTAAGCTTATCCAAGAAATCAGATTTCTTACAGGTATAATCCATGTCTACCCAATCAGGGCACTGTTCTACATTAAACGCTACAATATATTCAGAAAATACTTTATTATAGTTATCATCATAGGTATATACCGGTAATCGTCTAATTTTATCGTAATTTAATCCAGACAATGTGATTAAATAAGAAATCTGATCACCACTAAGATTTTGATTAATTTCAAATGTCACATAGAACCCGAATTTATATAGCTCCTTTAATATTTCATCCGTAGTGAATTCTTTAATTATTTTAGAATCTGGATCAGGAGTAAATATCGTACCTTTACAATTTACTGTGCAGGCGAATAATGTGCCATATTGAGTATGATTAATCATTATAATGATGCCTGATAATCTATGACTGCCATCATCTATAACTTGCTTCACGGTAATATACAAATCAGCTGAGTTATTGGATTGACATTCTGCTAATTGTGTCCAATTAGAAATATTATATCGTAAAGGCATAGAATACGGGGTAGACATTACATAGCCACCTGCTCTTTCTGAGAAATATTAAGATCACGATGATTCTTCACATAATTCTTTAGCTCTATCTGAAATGCTACTAGATTGTCAGTAGAAGTTTCTGGGTATTCACTAAAGTACTGAGCCACTAGGTCTAATTTCAATTTGAAAAATAGAACCTTATCTTCCTCGTCTGTAATTTCCGGGTGCTTTTCTCTAAAAATAAAATATCTAGTAATTACAGAACTAAATGCTTTATGAACCGCAGCATCTTCGTGAGTAAGATCTGCTCTCTCTATTGCTTTAAAATTTGTAGGGTTATATGATTTCAATTCCTTGAAAAATAATGTAGTTAATTCTATACTGCTTCTCATATTAGAATCCTCCTAAGCCTGCTTCAGATTCCCCACTTTCGGGATTTAGATCAATATTCCACGAATTCACCGAAGCACCGGTTTGAGGGAAAGACTGAGATAGTATCTCAGTTAATGCGGTCTTATAATCACTTACATCTGTAATACCTAATGTCTTCATCAAATCAGATAAAGACTGAGCCTGATTAATAGAAGTATCTCGTTTATCAAACAATACTTGGTCCATATTAGTTATAATAGGATTCATATTAAGAGTAAACTTATCTACAAAGCCAGACATGTTTCTCGACATAAAGTATCTATTAATAGCGGAGCGCCAACCATTTTTATAAGCGGTTTCAATTCTACTTAAATGATTAGCATATAAGGCAGATCTCTGAGACATTACTGCCCCAGCTCCGCCTAAACCCTCAGCAGAAGAGAAGTTCATAGCCTCTTTAGGTACACCTAATACAGATAACTTCTTATCCTGATAATAATTCAGTAGTTTATTATCCGCATCGGTAGCCTCCCCCATATTAAGATCGGTGATAGATACGGCGTCTTGACCATTTACCTTAGCTAAATAAATAAGATTATTAGGGCTCTGAGGATTAACGAAGCTTTCAGCATTACCTGTATTGGTATTTAATGCCAATTGCTGTTCAATCATATCTTTTATAATACCTAAGCTCTCACGTATCTCATCTTCTTCTGTAGTAGTACCACAATCTACATTAATAAATCTAACTGTACGAGTTAAAGATGATAATAATAGAGCATCTTCTAATAAGCTTAAAGTCTGGGTAGGTTGTACAGCCTGAGACATAAGAGGTTCTGCAAACTGGATATCATAATCAACAGTTTCACCATCGGAGTTAACACCGGAAATATGATATTTACCTAAAAGACCACCTAAGGAGAAATGGATTATCGAAGATTCTGGATAAGCGACTGTAGAATTTACAGAATCGTGTTCAGACGATTGGTATATATAACCATGAGGCTCGCCGTGATACCATAAATGAACAACATCCTCAGGAGGTATCATATAAGACGGAATAATATCGTAGTCCATATTAACTAAACTATTGTCATCCAATGATACAAGAGTTCTACCACCTTGGGCTCCAGCATCTCGGTATATTTCGGTAGTAGGCATATACATCTGCCCCACAGTAGCTAATTCTAAAATATGATCTCGAGCATAATCATTAACTCGCCATCTTTTAAAGCACTCATTAATGATATCTGCTACTTTTTGATATTTAGGTTCTGAAGCAGTAGCCCATATAATATCTCCAGAACTATTAGGGGTAGTAGCATCTGTAGCGTAGTAAGATAACGCAGTACTTACTTGAGAGTCTTGAGCTAGAGCTCTCATCACAGTTATTTGAGATTTAATTGTTTCTATATCTGTATTAGCTCTTAGATCTGAAATTCTATAAAATGTTCCGCCTACGCAAACTGTACTACGGAGTCTAGAAATAGAATTAAGTCTAGGCCTAAATAATCTATCATACCAAGCCATTGAAATCCTCCGATACTATAAAATAATTTAAGGTCTTACATAACATATTTTTCAATATCCTCATCAATCTGATATTTAGCGAAGAACGTAGATTCATCAAATACCGGAATATGAAGGTCTCTCGCCGCTAAAATGGCGGTACCGTTTATATCCTCTTTTAGATCTCCTACTATAACACATTGGACATATTCATCAAATTCAGTAACAACAGTAGCAGCATAACTATTAAGAATTGCAATAATGTCATCCTGAGGGCCGTGAGCGAATTTCCCAGTTATATAAATAGTTCGATTTCGTAAGATAGGATCGGCGTCAAATCTAACTAATTTAGATTCTGTAGCTATAGATATCTGAGAAGATTGTATAATAGTATCTAATTCTACTAAATTACGCGGTTCTTGCAGCCACTTTACCAATCTAGGTGAAGCAGTTAAATCTAAATCGGTTCTAAGTCTCATAGGATTTTCAAAATAGTATTTAACTGTCTCATAAGAATTATTACACTTATTACACAGTTTAATTAACCATTCCTTATTTAATCCTACATCCGCTGACATATAAGCAAATATAATCTCCCATAAACTCTTAGTTATACTAAGATCTTTATACTCCGGAAGTAGAAGTATATCAGGGAAAATAGTAAGATCTTCATTTTCAATGTAGCCATCAATAGCATCCTTGGATAGCATAGGAAGATCTAAAATGTTACAGAATCTAGATAGTCTAGGTGCAAGTAGAGATTTACAGAAACTATCCGAACAGGTCATAGGTCCACTAGCAGGGACATCTAAAATCTTATTGCAGAATGGGCAAGTAATGCGATTAGATAACTCAGAATCAGAATCCGTAGTGCACCAAATAACAATACCTCCATCTAATACTATCTGAGAATTCTTCTGCACATCATACTGAACAGCATCTGGATAGTTCATATAGATAAGAGTGTTATCGTCAAAAGTAAGAATATATCTAAAATACCCACTAAAATCAACATACTTATCTGCTTCGCAGACCCGTTTTGTCTGAAGATTTAAAGGATAATAAGTAGCAGAGGCTTGGCCATTAAATACGATATACCCGGAAATAAGAGGAACCTCAAACGGATATACTTGAGGAGACGACATAAAGGCCAATAAACTATCATCATTTGCATCTATAGGAACTGCCCAGCTGGGGAGCAGATTAAAGTTCATAAGTTTGCACCAAGACTGTAAAGATGAAGAAGATATAGGCATTGCTTTGCTATCTACATTTCCGACATAGAATCTATAATTCGGTGAGCCAGATTGTATATCCTCAATTATTCTATCAAATTCACAGTAGGGCAATATTCCGGACTGAGAAGTAATTTCATTAGAATAGAATACGCCCCAAATATCGGTAGTTCCTCCTTGAAGCTTAATGTTATTAGGAATTAATCCCATTCTAACAATAGCCTTCATGAAGTCCTCGCCTAGATCCTCTTTATCAGTAAATCCTTTATATACTTTACTGAGGGTGCCGTGAGCATCGTAATGAAGAGTAAGTAATAGTCCTGTAGGAACAATATAAACTATTGATCCGGCTGTACAAACGGTTTTTGTAAATAGCATAAAATGCCTCCTTAAAAATAAAATATATCAAAATCTCCTGTGTTGAGATCCAAACCCAGGAATATTTTGTCTAAATGAGTTAGAACCTGGAAGCGTGCCTCCAAGTGTTCTTCTTGTAGATCTCCCAGTATTTACAGAATTGATTGCATTCAATACTGATTTAGCAGGAGGTCTAACAGAGTCATAGTGAGCAATTAATGTAGCACATGCTCCAGTAAGAGCATCTGAGCAATCTTTTCCGATTCCCTTAGTATTATACCCATTCGCGAGGCAAGGGGTAGATCCGCTACTTCCGGCGCTTTGGGGGCGGTGATCCACACGATCCCCATTACGCTGTAAATTAATCAATTCTATCTCTTGTAAATCGCATTTAACTAATTCGATTCTTTGATCTTGTAATAAATTTCTAAGAGAGATATAAGGATCCGGGCTTTTGTCTACCGATATCTTTTCTACCTCAAATCCCTGCTGACTTAGGTTCTCTCTTACATAAGATGATTGATATTGGTCCGTAGATATTACACCTACATTAAATTTCATATTTCTTAAACTAATAATGAAATTTATCACTTTTTGAAACGACATACGATCTCCGTGAGGAGCACCTATAGCTACCTGAAATATCTGTCTAAAATAGGGAAGTATGATCTTCTTATTAGTAACTAAATCCAGTATGGTTTTAGTGCCATCTATAACGACCCCGCTTATGCCTATATGGTCGGAAGTTTCAGCAAAGTCGATATGAATATTCATAGGCAGCTGTTTAAGGTTAGCCGGGACTACTTCGGGATGGAAATGACGCTCTAAAGTATCATTGTCTCTAAGTCCAATCTCATAGTAATCTTCAAAGAACGGATTAACTCTATTATCGCTTACATTAGGTGTAATCATCTCCTGCGTAATGAAGCCCATAGCACCTACTACAGATATTCCTGCAATATCTCTTAAAGCAATATCATAGTCCGCTTTAAAGTTAGGTTTATAATCAGATGGAACCTCTAATACTTTATATCCTTCATTTCGATATTCCTGTAAATGCTGTTCATCGCTATTTTCGTCGGGTACTACAAATCCGCGCTTAAATCTATCTCCTACGGTAATATAGAATTTTTCTTTACCAAATCTATAGCTAGGCAGTACTTCCCACTGAGGTTTATCGAATAGGAATAAATGATTATTACCTGCGTCTAGTTGCTGCTCAATATGCTCCGATAAATAATCGTTATCGGTATTTTTAGACGAACATGTAAACATTTTCCCGTAGATTTTACCGTTAAGCTTAAAGGTACCTGTAATACGGGCGTAAGCGGTATTATACAATTGCTTCATATGATTTTTAGATATCTCAATATCGCGAATACCTGCGCGATTGAAATTAACCTCATCCATACAGCAATTGTGACTTACTAAAGTAGTATCTCCGTCTACAATGAGGAAATTGTGCAGCTCACCTGCATTAATAGCGTCATATACAGGGATAGGATTATCTAAAACAGTTTTTGTTATCTTAGCTATTCTCATAATGATACTACGATCTCCTAGATTTACGTGTATATCCACGCCTCCACGGCGGGGATATATTCGGTAATTCTGATTTTGGAATCATCTTATTATGAACGCCGTCTGTTATAGCTACGTTGTTTGTGTTACCTAAGTTATGGGTATTCGACCCTAACGCCCAACCGTTAGCAATATATGATTCTACATCTTCTTTAAGAATTTTCATTCTTTTATCATCTTTGTGCACCCATACTTTAATATTTTTAGGTCGTGTCATCCCTTTATGCCAAATAGATTTATCACATTCCTCAAAATCTACGGGAGTAACTTGCTTATTATGAATCCCATCTGTAATCCAAATTAGTCCAGCGTTACCTTTAGTTACAATATTAGTCCCTAATTTCCAACCCTGAGACAAGTAATTAGATAATTCAGATACATGACAAAATCTATGCTCTCCACTACGATAAATATGTTTGCGATTTTTACCATAAGTATTGCCTAGTGCACGTTGAATTTTAGCCGGTCTAGATTTGGCTAGACTGGCTTCTCGTGCCTCTTTAAAGCAATCCGAGCGCCAATAATGGTTCAAATTCGCGCTTCTAGTGAGCATTTCTAGATTATCTATATGATTATTATGCTTATTACCATCTTTATGATTGACATCTAGCTCCGGATCCCATTCATCTGGCTTAAAAGTTCGTATCATCCATCTATGTATAAAATCGTGTAATCCAATATAGTAACCGCTCAACTCCCCTACAGTACAAATTTTTCCAGAAACTCTTCTGCCCAAAGTATCTAAATACGGAAGACGAATTAGTAAATCACCATAAGAACAAATAGCGTGATGATTAGTCCCATCTGGAAGGTATCTCCACTCACCGTGATTTTTATAATCTTCACCAATTACCTGCTTTACACGCTCTAAAATATCCGACTCATCGTCATTAACGGTTAATATATCATCAGAGACTGTCAAATCTTGTAACATTTTATATTCTCCATTGGATAACATAATTCTATGTTCTGGGGTGCCTGTAATCTTTACCCCGTTTTCTAATTCTATAGTAATTAGTTCTGTAGCTAACTTAGTTTGTTTAATTTGTGTAGAAGTGTATATAAATTTATTATTTATATAATCATATTGTTTAACATTTACTACCTGACCATCTAACTCGGATATTTTATGCTCCCCAGCATCTGTAAGTATTTTAGTATCTCCTATTAAACAAGACCATAACTGCATGCCGAGCACGTGTGCTGAATCTGAAGCAGCTACTAATTCAATCTTATCTCCCTCAGGAATATAAATGGGCTTAGCACTATTTGTAAAAGTTCCGTGTTTATTAAACCACGGGGAGTTTTTAAGCGTATCATTATACTCTCTAAATGCTACGCCCTTTGCTAAATCTTTAGTGAGATTAGCAAATGCAATAGTAGCTCTGGAGACATCTTTTAATCCAAAGTATTTTTGTGGATTTTTATAGCACATTAGCAGATATGTCATATAACACATACATGATACAGCGGTAGAACTTTTACCAATTCTAGTAGCGCCGCTTAAACATATCTCATAGATATCTCTGGAACTATCAAATACGCTATTATACACTTCCCACCAGCCGGGATAAATTTGATTCCCGTTATCATTAGAACCCCCTAAATATTCAGAATCTGTAAGAAATCGTTCTATACTGACTGGAACTTCCTTAAAGTCTACTAAATAGATCTGCTCTAATGTCTCAGAATAACCTTTATCGCTTAGTTCTTCTAGTATTTTAAGAAGTTGCTTCTGTTCAAGAGGACTGCAATTATTATATATCCCTTTAATACGGGAGATTATATCCTCGTAGTTTAAGGAATCACTGCTAACTAATGTCGAATTAACTATATTCATTAGAAGCCTCTACTAGATTTCTTATGTACAATAGTTTCATTAGCTTCATTTTTAACATCCGAATTATTTATAATAGAATTAGATTTACGCCTATACTTACGCTTAGACTTAGTCTCAGTTTGATCTGCCTCATTAGAACTAATTTCGTCTTTACGAAGCTCAGTTAACAAAGCCTGTGCGCCATTTCTAATAGCATTACGGGATTCCTTAGGTATAATAGCAACGCCGAAAGACGTGCTATCATCGATTTCTTGAGGAGGTGCAATAGATTCTAAATCTATATTCATATAGGGCTCTAATAGTTTTTGAGATTCTATCATCGCATTTTGTAATTGAGATTGTACTTTAAGTAGCATTAGCATAGTAGCGGGATCACATTCATCCATTTCAGCTAAATTCATATCAATAGAAGCATATAGTTTATCTTCTATACGATCCATCATCTCCGTATATCTGATAATTCTAGCTACTTGATGATAAACTTGTAATATAGCAATATTCTGCAATGCTACTTTAGCGGAAGTAAGATCACCTTTTCTACAATTCAATAAAGCAGCCCGCATTTGTTCTGCTTGCGATTTTTGTTCTTTTAATAAGGGATCTAATAAAGTGTCGGTATTATCTACTAACTCCTCAGACTCCTCAACGGTTTTAAGCGAATCTTCGTTTATCATACTTATATGACACCTTTTCTTTAGGTTGTGTTATAAATAATAAAGGTTAGCGAAAAATTCGCTAACCTCAGAATACATTTGATAAATTTGATTCCTTTTCGAGTTCGTTTAAAGTAAAGATTTATCCATAGCGTCCGCCAGTAAATCTGCTAATTGATCACATTCTTCCCTATCAATAACTTTCCACTTCCAGAGCCACGCTACCATATCGCAAGCAGTAGCTATTTCGGTAGAAGATGCTAACCCACGGCTAATACGATTAACTACATTCTCAATATACTTCTTCTTATAGTCAATAGTTCTTTGAGATACTTTGCTAGATTGGATGTAGCGCTTCATTTTACTTCTTATTACCCATCAAATCGAACATTACTACACCTAAATTAGCAATACTATCCTTAGCTACCTCATCACCATTTTTACATGTAGCTAAAATTTCAATAGCAGCCTTAATATGCTGCTGAGCCTTATCATATTTAGATGTAGAAGCCTTAACCTCTGTTTTCTTACTCTTCTCGATTCTCATAATTTATATCCTCCTCAGTTATCTCATCCTCTAATGAAAATTCTGAATCCGAGGGCTCAGAATTTGAAGTCTTAGTAATTTTCTTTATTTTTATCTTCATCTTACGCTTACTAGAAATGAGATCATTATCAATTTCATTATCATCTTGAATATCTACGTATTCTTTAACGCCATATAACTCTAATCCTGGATCATCATATTGCTCAGTATACTTAACTAGAGTTTCAAATGAGTCCTTAAATTCATGATCACCATTTGAATCTAACTCAGTATACGTGGATTTAATATCGGGTCGTAGAAGATTAAGATACCTAAGAATAGTAGATTTATCCGGAAATCTCTCATAGATTGCAATTTCCAAATGAGCTAGATTTTCTACTACTCTAATATCCCATAGATATTGCATCATGCATCTATAAAAATCCAAATACTTATTTTGCAAATCTGCGCTAGTTATAATTTTATTTTCCATAAATTTATAAAAGGTCTACTTAAAAACCGCCGAATTGCAGATCTTTAAATGGATCAGGGGTCGGAATATGGAGCGGTGTAATTTTGATTGAATTAAACTTGCAAGGCATGGAATCTAATTTAGTAATAGTATCAGGTCTATCCTGTATATAGTGTATATCATAAAAATGAGAAATAGTGCCATCATCAAATAGATAATAGCAATGATTATTTTCTTTAAAAAGGAACTCCCCATACTGCTTAAGCTCTTTCTCAACTGTTATAAGTGATCTGTGATTAGTAGAATTGATGCCCATATAGTAATACCTCCTTGTGATTAATTCTAATTATATACTAAATAACGACAAATGACATTACAGGTAGTTTACAGAAAAAGGTTGGCCCTATAACAACATCACCTATTTAATTCTCCATGAATTTTAGCTAAAAGAGCTTCTATAGATAAATGATCAGATATATTAGAATATTTGAATTCTAAAGATAGATTAATATCTTGGACATCTAATATGTACTGCTGATAATAATCATCGAAATCTACATCCGGGAGATCAGAAATATATTGCTTTATATTATCTAACATGGCTGGCTACTTTACGGACTAAATCTAATAATTCTGCAGGTATGTCCTCTACGGTTTTCTTCTTACTGATATAAACATCGTAATAGTATTGAAGAGCTTCGATGTCTTGACAAAGCTGCGCAAGAGTAGGTATTGTAATAGTCTCCCCTCCGGCGTATTTACACAGTTTAATTAGAGACTCTGCCCCTATAATACTAAATAGCTCCGGAAGATTAGCAAATTCTGGGACATCGTGTAATATAGGGAGCAGTTGAAGCAAGTAATGAAAATCTAATTCATCTTTAATAGAGCTTGAAGTAGTCATCATGTCCTCCAAATATCAGATTTTCGTAAGTACAATCGTAGGATTTAGACAAAGCGTCCGCCCCTCCTCATTTCAACCCATCATAGAAGTCCTTAATCTGCTTATAGAATCGCTTAATCTCGGACTTACTATTAGAAGTACCAGACATACTCCCATTCACGAGCTTGCTTATAGCGATTAATGCGCCTGTATATGGATCATATTTATCGTCGTCCATACAATTAGCCACATACGAGATATATCCAACCTTAGCTTTATTATCATCTTCATCAAGTCGGGCCTTTTTATACTCAGTTATAGCTATTACCTTGTGATCTCTAAATATAAGTTTTCCCGTACTAGTTCGCCACATAATGGGAAATAGAGCAATAACTACTTCAGGTGCCAACCAGAAATCCTGCTCATAGAATTCTATAGTATATTTATGATCTCTGCAATACCCGAAATTGCAAGAATATATTATAGCATTACTCTTCTTAGTTGACTTCTTCTTAATTTCAAAATTTCTAATCTGATCGTTCATATCTACTAGTTCCCCTGTCTTTACTATTGATGGCAATAATGCTGCTTCGCGAAAACTTCTCTGTATTTCCTCAGTAATCATATCTGAAAAAGTTGTACTACGTGACATGCTATACCCGCCAGTACAGTCTCCTCTAAGCCAACAGCTTAAATCAGACCCTCCTTTGAAGCGCGGATCATTATAAATTGTCATAACTCTCTGTTCTGTAATCATGATTCTTTCTCCTGACAACACTTATGATCTATATTAGGAGCTTCTTCACATACCCCACTAATAAACATAGTATCTGGAAAATATACTTTAGCCACTTCGCCTATTTGCCACTTAGGGACTTTAACTCGGATAATAGCATCTATATAGCCATCGACTTTACGATCTATCGAGTTATTGAGCGTGTTTAAAACATCTATTGCTTTACATACAGCCTCATTAAACTCCTTATTAGTATATGCTTGCGGGTTATTTGAAAGGTATGATTTAAGTACACTAATAGCCGTTTTATTATTCACTTGGAGTACCATCCTTTTCTTCTGACTTAGCCTTATTTTCAGACTCTAACATGTTTTTGATAAATAGCTCATCAAATTTATTATGGCACTCATCAGATATGCCCATGGCGATAAATTCCATAACAACGCTTACACCATACATATAATGCTCATTACCATTTGCGGCATCATATTTACCAGTAAATAACCCGATCTTACATAGATCATCGAAAACGATTTTATAAGCGACTTTCTTTTCTTCGTCTGCCATTCTCTGCATTCTCCTCAGTTAATAATCGTATAGCTTGCCCAAAAGGGCATTTGTCAATTGATTGGGTATTTTCTTGCTCATACTTCGCCTCCGGGGTCTTCATCACCCTTAATATCAAGTTACCTCACTGAACTTATCGCCCCGATAACTATTAAGATAATGATTATGCTAGCATAAAAGAATCCTTCAACCAAACCTAATTTTGCATCAGATCTACTTTTCATATTATGTCTCCTTCAACTTATCCTTAAGAGCCTCAATAGCATCCATAGCTTTCCACATAGCAACATGATTGAGATAAGCCTCATAATCACTTTCATCCCCAGTATAATTATAATCAGGAATCCAACCTCTATCAATTTGCTCCAGGCGAGTAATAGCATCAGCAATAGTCATACTGTCTCTACCAATATCATAATCTTCCTTATCATATTCTCTAACTGTGTATTCTCTCATGCTTCATTCTCCTTTCTCATATCTGCACCGCAGCATTTATATAATTTATAACGATTATTCATACTACATCGCCTTTCTGTTCTTCTTCAGTTAAAGGCCTTCTATACTCCCATTTACTTTGATACTTATTGCAAGTATCGCACATTGCCCCGTGAAATCTTTCAATTCTGTCGATAATGCAATGTCCTGTTAAGTGTAAAAGATTATCACATCTCCAATTAGTACAATCACCACATATTCTTCTACTCATTATTCCATATCACCTTTCTCATTTCGTTAGTCATATGTGCACTCCCTCCAAAATTCGCATGTATCATTTGGCGCAAAATGTATACGATGATGAGTACAGTATATGAACGGATGCCCTTTCTCCCAAGTAATTTTAGGTAATTTCTTATTCTTCTTACAATGGGTGCAAGTTCTGCATTCTTTAGATTCAGGCATACGATTCTCCTTCATTAATATCGAACTTCTTTTCTCTATTTCCTACATATTGCAATAAGCATCCATATTCTTGATTAACGAAGAAATTAATCATTTCATCATTTTTTAATCGTTCAATGTCTTCATCATCAATCTCAATTCGTTCACCGCCATATAAAGAATTCCAATCTTTTCTATCTCTTATCCAATGATATACATCTAATTCATCAACATCCATAATGTGCCTCCTTTAATATACATAACGATTTTTACAATCATTAGATGTTCTTCTACTCGGATTCTTTATTGCCTCAAATTTTCTTCTGCACTACGAATCATCTCATAATAGTACTTTTCCAAATATTCTTTATAATCAACTGAATGGAAATATTCACAAGGCTTATCACTTCCAAAGCACCCTACTTCGGTTATATGAAAATTATCGCAATTTTTACATTCATCACATATCATTCTTTATTACTCACTTTCTTTCTTGTATGGCGTAGGCAGTGGCATCCAAGCGATAATTCTATCATTTAATGGACCGTTATCGCATCCCCAATACCCGCCCCCAATATATCGTGATTGATATGTATCACTTGTTTCAATATCTGTAACGATAACTTCTTTGTTTATTTCAGGTAATCTCTCACTAACTGGAATCCATCTGCCTGTCAGTCGTTCAACTGTCGGGGCTGTTTTTATCAATCCACAAGGGAATCCCTCGTTGCTATAAATGCAGATAGGACATTCTCCTTCACATTCTTCTTCAAAACGCTTTTCTAAAGCATCTGCATCAATCAGCCTCATTCTCTGTCTCCTGTTCTAATACAGCTTTTACTGCTGTCAATAACATATCCATTTTTCGTACTGCGTCTGCAACACTTTTACGCCCTTTCAAATATTCTGTGAAGTCGTTGTAGCATTTGGTATAGCCGTCCACATATGCTTTGATCTCGCCCTCAGTTCGTCTATTCATTCTCTGCCTCCTTCTTTCTCTGCTCTTTTAGCTTTTCCCTCTCTGCTATCTCCTTGTACTTGGCTCTCGTATCTGCCAGTAAATCGTGATAGAAGCCTTCCTCCTGTGAGAAGTCTATCTCGTCATACTTTGCGATAGTCTCAGTAATCTCCGTACTGGGAGTTCCGGGATATGAAGAAACAAACTTCACACCGGCCTCATATGCGCCTCTGGCAACTGCTTCGTTACCCAGCATGATCTCCATACGGGGATATCCTTCACCTACATTATTATCCGCCATAGTGTTACCTCTGTAAAATAATACTTGCCGCTTATTATAGCATAAATAGACATAAAAAAGACCTCGAGTATACTCAAGGTCTCTTCTGGTGCGGCCGACGGGA